TCTTAAGTAGTACCCTATGTTTAAGTCATCCCTTAGTAAGAAGCTAATGAATAACGATGTTAAAATAATATTTATCATAGTGGAGAATAACGGAGTCGAACCGTTGACCTACTGCGTGCAAGGCAGTCGCTCTAGCCATCTGAGCTAATCCCCCAAAGTACAAATGTACTACTTTTTATCTTAGTATTAATTTATACATTCCCTTTTCGTTTGGATGTTCATCAATATTAAATGAAAAAGATAAAACGCCTGTTTGCGATAGTTCATACACTTCATCAAACCAGCCTATTAATTCTTTACTACAAAAACGAAAAGTATTTTTATCCCGTTGATGAATAATAAAAGCATCAGGCTCGGTGTCTTTAATTATGTATGCTGATTTTTCTTTTTTGTTGAATCCAAACATTACGCCCTCATTGTCTTTTACATTCAAAATTTTGCAGGTCTTTTGTGTTAAGGATACCCTTCCATTTCTTAAATAAATTTTAAGGCTTGCATCTTTGATGTAGTTCATTTGTCGGTGCGATGTTCTTCTAACTATTTCTATCATGGTTTATTTTTTTAAGAACCGCAAGCTTCGCACTCGTCTTGATCTTGTTGAGGGTTGTTAACTATTTCTGGGTTCATTTGTTTTTTGATCTCATAGATTTCGTTATGAATATCCATGTCATCGTATAGGTTGCCCGTTAACCTTTTCTTTAATTCGTCAATTTTTTCTTGCATGATAAACACTTTTGTAATTTTTAATTTGATTTTTTACATTTTCAATTATTATTATTCTCCATTCTTCTTGAGTATATGGACAAGTAAATGGAACTCTATTAATTAATTTTCTCCCTAGTTTTAAGTTACATGACATAATTTCTATTTGTTTTAAACCATTGCAATGAATGCAGTGCCTTTGTATTTATTTTCTAATCTTTCTGAAATCATGTCACGTCCTTCAACTCTTGAATTTTCAACATAAATTTGACCCATTAAAAAAGGTAATTTTGTAGTTGCAGTTTTTTCGCTTTTTACGTTATTTCTAACCATTGAATTGAAAATTTCTATCATAAAAGATTTTAAAGAAATTCCGTTGTAAAATTTTTCATTTTGTAATGCTTCAAATTTAGAAATAACAACTTCTCTATTTTCAGTCATCCAGTTTTTTAGTTCAAATTTAGCTTTCATAATTTCTATTTGTTAAAGGTTATATACAAATATACACATTTATTATTAATATACAACTATTTTAATAAAAATAAATTATGCCGTCTATTCCGAGCTGTCAGCGTTCTATTAAAATAAGAAGTTAGTGCGCCTATACTTATGATCGAGTGGCGTATATATTGGTGTTAGCGGCAACCCTAAATGACATCCTCCAAAAATTGATTAGCCATTTTTATTGCTAATTGTTCAGAATTTATTTCTGTCTTTTGTTTGTAATTTGTATTTACAACCCAATCGCCAAACATTCCTTTTGTAAGGACTTGTAAAAAATATTCGTACCCATTCTGTATTTGGCTTTTTTGACGATAGATTTGAACTTTACGATTGTTTTTTTCAATTTCTTTATGTATCATTTTATTTTGATTTGTGAAGAAGGGCAGCCGCTAACAAGTGCTATACAATATGGCGGCTGACGTGCTTCGATTAAACATTTTTACTTAATTCAACTTTGGTGCTTCGTATTGGGCTTTCGTGCTGAAAATCCGCCACATCGTATAGCACCGATACGTTATACAACATTAGGATAATCAGTCCCTGTTAAAGCAAAGTATAAATTCTGTAATTGATGAACATATTTGAATTCTTGCCCTACTTTATCATTTAAATTTTCTGTTGGTAAGTAATAAATACCATCTTTAAACATGCCTAAACATATAATTCCGTCCCACCATTCAATACCATCACTTTCAAATCCAAACTTAATTAACCATTCATCAGTTAATGGTATTGGTTCAAAACTTTTACTTTCAGGGAAAGTTTCTAAATGATGTATGTTTAAAGATTTTATTTCACAAATTTCAACGCCTATTTTTTTTCTTGAAATTTTTGATCGTTTATATTCATACACTAAATTTCCAATTCTTAACTCTTCTGCTTTCATAATTATTGTATTAAAAAGGTTCTGCGCTTACTTCTTCAGCTTTAAAAACTTTCCAAGCCTCTATACTTGTAAAATGCTTGTCGTTCCATTCAGTTGTTCGAAAATTAAACGATACATCTACTTTTGCATTTACTTTGTTGTACTTTTCAAACTTGTCTACCTTTTCGTCCCCATAGATTGAAAACTTAACACTTTGAGGGTACTGGTCAACTTCTTCAGTTACAATAAACTCAATCTTTTTTGTTTTTCCAACTTGGATCACATCAAGGACATTAGTAATAATCCCCGTAAATTTCATTTCATTTTTCATTGTTCTTTTTGTTTTAAAATTAATACTTCATTCGCAATTTCAAAGGCTTTCTCAACAAGCTTTTGTTTCTTATAACTTTTGCGGTTGTACTTCAAATGTGAAGCAATAACCGAGAAGTTAATGTCTTTAAAATCAATTACATTTTTCATGTTGTTCAATGTATTTGCGGACGTTAGTCCAGATGGTTAAATACTTTCTGAAGCCTTTCTCCATGACTTTGGCTGTCTCAATAGCCGCTTCTTTGGTCGGAAATTGACTTAGCAAAGTCTCAGCTTTTTCTTTGGTTTCTTTGTTCATTTGTTTTTTAAATTTAGCTTGTTAATATACTCGTTATAAAATTCGTGTGCCATGTGAACTTTCTCTATCATTTCAGCTTCTAGCTTTTCGTCCCTTTCAATCCTTAAAGTAGTTACTAAGCTTTCAATAGGTGCGTTTATTGTTTTGTGTATCTGCACATTATCATAGCCAATTAAATGATCTGGAGTGTCAATCATGCAATAAGCAAGCTCCGCATTATTAACATCGTAAAGGTACATATAGCCCCTTAGTTGATATTCGTAATCTTTTAACGTTATGTCCTCGCTTGTCGCTGGGAAAGTTTCAAATGACCATGAGCATTTAATGTCAATAATCAATTCAGGCGTTATGATGTCGCACTCCCCTGTAATTATTTCGGTTGATTTTCTTTCTTTGTTCTTTTCGTGTGACGTAAAAAACACGTTATTATAAAGCAATATCCCTGCTCCCTCACACTCTATACCTTTCTTGACGTACTTATTGTTTAGTTCGGTTTCGTAGCCGTAGAAGTCTTGTTTAGCTATTGTTTTAATATAACTCTTTGCTGTCTCGCTTAAAGCTCCTTTGACTTTGGAAGCTGTGCAAATTTTCGGAAGTGATGAACATCTGATTTTCATAATGATTGGATTAAAAATGTTAGTACTGCGGAAAAAAGAAAACTTAACCATCCGAAGATAAATAAGCCTTGATTCCAATTTCTAATAATTCTTGTTGAACCCGTTGGTAATTTTGGATTGATTGATATTAAAAAAATCAATAAAATAATCCAATAAGCTGTTAAGATAGTTAAGTAAAGGCTCATAAGTTGATCAATAATAAAGCCCCCTCTTGAGCTGTGTTTAGTTTAAATTTAGCTTTCAATTCTTCAATCGTGTATTCTTTTTTGCGTATTTTTTCAACTGCTTTGTCAAAACGATCGTTTGTTAATGTTTCACGATCATCTTTTGCAATTGAATCAATATCAGCTTCGGATTCGTCAATTAAGAATAAACCATTAATAGCGTATTTTCTAGCGTAGCTTGATGCTGTTCCAGTGCATTGCTCTGAACTCATACCTTTATGCTCGCTTAGTTCAGCATAGCCATAAGACTCTATATTAAATTCTCCATCGTCAAAATGTGCTGTTGCTTTTAAAAAGAACTTTGACCCTAGCATAACTATTTCATCCGATAAATTAAGTAAACAATTATACTTATTTAAGAATGGTTTTAAGGCTTCAAGTTGTTGTTCACTTGTTCGATACTTGTATTTTCCAAAGGAGTTAAACGAACCTTTCGGGCATTTTAATTCTGCTTGTATTAAAATTAAATTTTTCATGATATTACTAGGTTTAAATTCATTTGATAAATAGTTAAGTCGTAGAGCATAATGCAAGCTCTATGATAATAATGACCTTCCGTTGAAGGTAGCAATTTGTGAACTTTGTTTTTTTGCATCTCGATCAATAGAGCATACGTGTGAACTAAGTCTTTTATTTCTTTGTCAAAAAAGCCTTTGTTTTTAACAACTAACTTCATTTGTGTGTTAAAACGGTTTAGATAATCTTCCATGGTTTCTAGTTTTTAATTATATACAAATATAACTATTTATTATTAATAAACTACTATCTCTTTAAAATAATTTAAATTATTAACTAAATAATATTTAAAGCCTTGGTTCTCTAATAGCTTTTGTTGATATTTTTGAAGCTCCGATTGTGGGCCTTTGTCACTTTTGAACTCTACAAATATCGTTATGCCATCTTTAAAAAGTGCTGAGTCAGGGAATCCGCTTATATTGCATTTAATCACTTTTAGAACATACCAGCCCTTTAATTTGGCGTGCTTAATACATGAAGCTTGTAGCTTACTTTCTAACATTTCTTAAATTGGGATTCGGTAAAGTTTTTTTTCTGTTTTATCACCTGGTGTATCTTTTCGCTTAATGATCCTTTGCCATAAAAAAAATAAACATCGTTAATAAGCCTTTCTTTTATTGTCATTCGATCTCTAGCCTGAATGAAATTTGTCCCTGAAAACCCGAAATTATAAAAGATTAAACATTCTGCTTTTGATAAATTTACTCCTAATGCTGTTGAATATTGTTGACCTATGAAATCCTTATCACTTGTATTAAACTCGTTTAAATCGTTGGTATGATTTGTGAAAACTTGCTTCAATAGTTCAAGCTCCTCTACATAATAATAAAGAATAGCAATCTTTTTGCCTTTAAATTTATCACGAATGAAAATAGCCTTTGAATAGTCTAAACTTTGAGAATTACCGCTTTCAAATTTAATCGTGCCACTTTCTAATTGGTGTATTTTCTGCATTAATTTTGCTCCCGAATCTGCTAAAATTGTTTCCTCTTTACCAACAATAACTTTATCTTTTTTTAGCTTTAAAATTAAGTTTTGACAAAGTTCTGGGATGTAGATCACGTGTTCATTTACCTTACTTTCAAAGCCACTTTCTTTTTGGGTGTACTTCAAAATATAGGGATCAATCACTAAATCAATCAAATCTTTTTTTGCATCGGAGTAATCATTTACAACTCCATGACCTAAGTGTTTTGGCTTTACATTTACGAAAGTTTTTGACCACTTGTAAAAACTCCCGTACTGATTGAACGGGGTGTAAGAGCTTACCCAAAATTGATGAAACATTTGAGAATAACTTTCAGCAGCAGGCGTGCCACTTAAAAAAATCATTGGTAAAAAAGAGTATTTCAATTTATATTCTTTAACTCGTTTGCTTGGTTTAGGGAATGCTCCGAAGCGATGGTGTTCGTCGTGTATTATTAAATCATAGCTATTATTAATATTCTCTAATTGTTCATCATTAATGACTGTTATTTTAAATTCAAAGCCAAAACTATAATAGTCATTTTGGATTGAACTAATTGCTTTTTTTTTTGTAAGAAACAAAACATTTTTAGCTCCGTATAACTTACATACATTTAAAGCTGTTAAAGTTTTGCCACATCTTGGTGCCATGGCTAGATATACTATTTTCTTTTCTTTTAATATATTAACCGCTTTTTTAGATATTTCTACCTGATAATCTCTAAGCTCCATGTTATTTATTTATAAATGAAAATATATGCTCAATAATTGGTAAAGTCCAACCATCACCAAGTAAACTGCCAGCTTTTGCTTTTGATAAAATACTTGTATATCCATCTGGGAAGCCCTGCAATCGTTCCATCTCAATTTGGTTAACTGTTCTAACAATTTTATCTTTATAACTATATAAATTATTTAACGACTCCATTAAACAAGGGCTTTTCTCTTTTGTCACTCTTCCTATCCTTATTGTGCTTGGTCTTAAACAAATGTGTTTATCAGTATCAACATAAACTAAATTAGGAGTTTGTTTTCCTTTTGCTATTCTTTTTTTAATTAATATATCTTCTTTTATTGGACACTTAACAAATTGTTTATAATCACTTTGAAGCATTGCGTTTGCTTTAACTCTTTCAACATAACCATCTGTAATAATATCTTTAAACATTATACCTCTATCTTTTGGCTGAGGAATATCTGTAACAATATCAAACATCGTTTCTTTAGTTTTTATATTGCTCCAGTAATAACGATCTCTTAATTGAGCAGTAACCAAACTTGAATTTATACGAACAGGATAAACTCCTAAAGCTCTTGACATAATTCCAACATCCAACTTTGATGCACTACCAACATTCTCTTGTAGAAATAATACTTTAGGATTAAGTGTTTTGATATGTTCTAAGA